AATGGACAAGCCTTTATAACAGTCACTCTGGAGAGCGTGGTATCTTCTCACGAGCCGCAAGTAAAAGTCAGGCTAAGAAAAACGGGAGGCGTGATGGAGATTATGACTTCGGAACTAATCCCTGTTCAGAAATCATACTTCGACCATACCAATTCTGTAACCTCACAGAGGTGGTGGTCAGAGCAGAGGACACTGTAGAGTCACTGTCTAAAAAGGTGCGGATTGCTACTATCCTGGGTACATTCCAGAGTACTATGACGCACTTCCCTTACCTGCGTAAGATATGGAATAAGAACACAGAAGAGGAGCGACTGCTTGGTGTATCCTTGACTGGTATCCTAGATAACAAGTGGATGGGAGAAGTAAATGACAGCACTGCGAAGGCTCTTGAACAGTTACGCCAAATCTCCGTTAGCACCAATATGGACTTTGCAGCAACTCTGGGAATCCCTCAAGCTACTGCTATTACTTGTGTCAAACCTAGTGGCACTGTTAGCCAACTTGTTAATTCTGCCTCTGGTATTCATACTCGACATAGTGATTATTACATACGAAGGGTTCGTGGCGATAAAAAAGACCCTCTTACGGCGTTTCTAGCAAACTCTGGAATTCCTGTAGAAGACTGTGTAATGCGTCCAGACAGCACTGCTGTGTTTTACTTCGATGAAATCTCTGGTATATCGTTCCTGCCTTGGGATGGAGGCACTTATCGTCAAGCACCTTATGAGGAGTGCAGCAAAGAGCAGTACGAGGAACTTCTTGCTAAGATGCCTACATCTATTGCATGGGATAATCTTAAGGAAGAAGACGATAATGTCGAAGGAGCACAGACCTTAGCCTGTGTAGCTGGGCACTGCGAAATATGATGATTGAACTTAGCCTGATAGCAGGCATTATGCTAGGGTTTGAATATGCACAAGACCCAGAAGATGATGCCCACTATCTAGTAATAGACATCCTATTCGTCAGAGTGCTCATCGGATTCCGATAAGTACATCTCTTTCTCGTGCTTGCGGCGTTTGACTAATCCAGGTAGTTCTTTACCGCCTGCTTTAGTCCACGCCAAAAAGCCTTCTGCGGCTCCTTCAAAGTCTCCACGATTATGCTTCTGTCTTATTGTGGATCTTTGGAGGTTGCCCAGTCCCACATTGAAGGCAAAGCTAACCAAGGCATCAAAGCGACCTTGTGTAAGCCCTGTAGGACACATCCTAAGCACTCCCTGTTCAAATCGTAGCAAGTCCTTTGCAAGGATATCATCCACTTCAGCCATGGATAAGGTTCTATCCCATCCAGCAGGGATTGGTAGGTTCTTTCGCTCATCTAGTTTGACTCCAATATGTCCAGGGTCAATAACATGACCAACCCCGACAGTCCACAAAAGAGCAGGACAACGATAAGGGCGAGTACGAACTCCTTCATCCCGCTTGATAGCCTCTATGCACTTCTTACTTACTTTCACTTCTTAGACCATCCTCGGCTTCCGAACCAGTAGCCTATAATTCCACCTAGCATAGCCATCTCATCTTCGCTAAACACCACATCCGAGAACTTGATTACATCGTCAATGCTAGTAATCACTCCAGGCAGCGAGAAGATATGCCACATAATCCAGACATTGATTGCTATAAGTTCAAACACTAGCATATAGGTAATGGTAGGACGGACTGTACCGACATAGTTGACTACCCAAGTAGAGGCTTTCTCAAGCACTTTTTGGTCATGTGCTAGAGCAGCATTTTGCATCTGTGCCTCAGTCTGCATAGCAATCTGGTCAGTGCGAATCTCTTCAACCTTTTGCTGTGCTAAGAATCCTTCACGAGCAAGTGCTAACTCACGCTCTGTCTGAACCTTAGCCAACTCCATCTCATGCTTTTTGTCAGCCTTGTCTTGGAAAAAGTCTAAGACCTTTGGTAGACCAGAAATAAGTAGACCGCCTAGTGTAGATAGTAGAGATAGCATTACATTAGCCCCATAAATTTAAATAGACCATAGACAAAACCAGAAGCAACCAATATCCAAAATATCTCTCTTCTTGTCTCCATGCGCTTGCGATAGAAGTCATCATTCAATTCTCTATGCTGCTTACGCATCTGAGTAATCAGAGACTTTACTTCAGAGACAGCAGACCTGCCATACTCCAACTCAATCTGCTTATACATCTCCATCTCTGCATCTCTTATCTGCCTGATGATTTTGTATTCTTCATAGGCAGTCATGAACATCATGTCACCACGGCGTTCAATCTGTTGCTGCTTCCTCTTCCAGGCGACTCTGGCCTTAGCCTCTTCGTCTAGGAAAGCGTTTACCTCAGTGGCAGTTTCCTTAATCTCCCTGCCAACCTTAACAGCTTCCTTAATCCCTGAGAGAGCAGCCCTAGTAGTTTGTATAGGGTCGCTCATTATAGTTATTCTACTCGGCTTAGTTTCGCTTCTTCTCTAGCAATGATAGCGCCTGCTGCTTGTGGTCCCAGTTTATCTACTGCTTTTTGAAATGCTACTCTTGCTGCAGAAGGATTCTTCATTAATTGTTCTGCTGCTTTATAAGACAGCCCTGAAGCCACAAGAACAGGTCCGATAATAAAAGGATTGAAACCAACTAAAGCACTGGCTCCAACAGACGCTGCTACTTTTCCACCTATAACGGCTGAACGATACCCAGCAGACACAACATCTGGCTCAGGACCAAGAACATTTACTCCTTGACGAGCAAACGCACCCATAGGACCCACACCAGCACCTGCCTGTAATTCAGATGCCTGACGAGTTGCTGCTTGAGCAAGTTCTGCAGCACTGAAACTACCACGGAACTGCTGTATAGCACGAGCAGTCGAAGCAGCATCAGCAAAGCGATACAACTTAGCCCATGCTTCATCAGCTTTTTTAATCAAACCTTTTTCATCAATACGAGTAGTGTAAGATCTAAAAGCATTTAAAGCATCTTCATAAGCTGCTGCTAATGCTTCATTATCTGCTCCAGTCTTTTTACCGTATTTCTCAACTTGTTTTTTAAGAAACTTATCAATATTTTTTAAATCAATGCCTTCGGCTGCAGGTAATTGTTTCATTCCCATAGGAGCAATAGCACCTTGAGGAACAGGACCTAATTTAAACCTATCAATAACTTCATTCTGAATACCATTCTCAAATGTTTGCCGTGCTCTTGGAGACAGATTAGGAATATTGTTTGCTACAACTTCTTTTAAATCATCTGCAAATTGATTATCAGGAACAATACGACCAATTTCATCCAACGCATCGTCATAATATTTTGTAATTCTGTTTTGAATATAACCAGACATTTGCATACCATCTTTAATACCAGCAGGAATGGTTTCATCAATACTACTTAAAACTTCGTTTCCAGAGGAACGAGTGAATGAATTACGAATTGCTCTCTCAGAAGGACCAAAACCAATCGATTCCATCTGACGAAATACCCATCCAGGAACTCCACCATAGGCTTGTCCAGGCGGTACACGAACTCCCTGTGCTAGCAACTCTGGAACACCTTCTTTTAACTGCGGAGCAAATGCCGCACCAATCTTAGACACAGCACCGCCAGCAAGACCAGAGAAACCAACATCACGAAGTTTCTGTAATGCAAATGTGCTAGGATCTGCAGCCTCTTCAACAGTCTGCGTTACTGGCATAGCCGCTGCACCACCTACACCACCAGCAGTGCCAGTTAGGACACGACCTGCACCAAGTGCTTGAACACCTTTCATAGCGGCAGCACCAGGAAGGATTGAAGTAGCAACATTACCAACAAGACGAGACCATTCGATTCCGTCTGCTCCTTCACGCTTTCTGCGCTCTTGGTAAGCCTGTTCGTAACCAGCAAGCCTCTGTCGTGTTTCTGCACCACCGACTAATTGAGCAATGCCTGCTAAAGGGTCAACTACAGCACCTTTAATACCTCCTCGTACTGCTTGCCCAACAGGGCCAAACTGCATTGGCTGTTCTACAGCAACTCCTTCAGTTCCTTGAACAACTTCTGAGTAAGGCATAGCCAATAGTCTTTTTCGTTCAGTTTCTGCCTGTTGAAAAGCAGCCTGATATGCTTGCTGGTCAGTTAGTTCAGTAGGTGAAGAAACCTCAAAAGTTCCTCTATCAGGAATAGTGATTTGATAAGTAGGCATTAATCTCTCACTTTTTTAACAGTTACTCCAGCAGGTACTGTAACAGCCGCAGGTACTGCCGCAGGAGTTACAGGAGCACTAGGAACAGCCGCTTGTCCACCACCTTGTTGATACTTAGCAGGAACTTTTCCTTCTAACGCTGTTTTCCAATTAGAATAATGTTCTTCAATCTTATTAAGAGCAGCAGTAATATCTGAAGAACTTTCTAATTGGTCAAGAGTTGCTACAGTTGCTTGTAAAAAGTCAATCTCTCTAACAGCAACTTGACCAAGAGCGCCGCCAGTCGGAGAAGCGTCACGCATTTGCTGTAAACGGTCAAAGCCAAGGTTAGCTTTAATTGTCTCAATCTTGTTTTTAAGTTTACGAGCATCTGTTGCAGGAAGAACCGCTAAATAACCACCAATACCAGTTGTAAACGGAGTTACTAACTGTTTAGCCTCTCCAACGGTCTGAATAACTCTTCCAGCATTAGCAAGAGCACCTTCAGCGGATGCTTGTTTCTTTTCATCTTTTTCTGCAATCTTTGTATCTTGTATGTCTCTCCTCAAATCCAAATTCTGTCTTTGGATATCAAGACGCTGATCTGCAATAGATCTTTGTAGGTCTTGCTGTGATCTACGGGCCTGAGCAGATGTTAGTGCAGCAAGGATTTTATCTGGAGTACCATACTTAGTAACAACTGACAAAACTTGGTCTTCAGTTGCGTTAGGACCGAGAGCAGCAAGTTCTTGACGAAGTTGTAATTCCTGTGCTTGTGACAATAGAGCTTTGCGCTCCTCAGTTGCTGCTTTTCTTAATGTAGCTTCTCTAGCAGCAGCTTGTTGCGCTTCCTGAGCAGTCATTAATGATTCATTAGCATACCCAAGACTTGCTAATTCACCAGAAATATTTTTTAATGTATCACTACTGGTTAAATCTTGTCCCTGATATTTAGAAAGAACAGATTGAATATCAGTTGCTTTCTTAAGCATTGGGTCTTGTACGCCCATCAAGGTATTAATGCCTCTGGCTGCTTGACCACCAAACCTGAGACCTGCCTGATATAAAGGAGCAAATACACCGAACTCTTGACCAGCTCCAGCAATCTCTTGCTCTGCTTGCCGTCTGCGTAGTTCTTGGACATCTGCTACTGAAGGACCAAATAAAGATTGAATTGCCATGTTTATTTCCTAAGAATGATTAGTTAGCCCCAAAAATCGCTTCCAGCATTAAACAAAGGAGGAGGTGCTGCAGGAACTGGTTGATTATAAAAAGAACCACCACCAAAGTAATCTGCTGCTTGTTCAGCACTCATGCCAGGAGAACCTCCAGGATAACCAAACCCACTAACATTAACTCCAGGAGTAGGACGAGAACCCATTAATCTTCCAAACAAGTCTTCGTAATTAATCTTAGATGCTGACTGAGCCAACAGCGAAGGACCTACGAGAGAACCTTGCAGTTGTGTTCTAGCAGCACCTAGACCGCCTTCTAATAAAGATCTGCCAACATTAGCACCAGCAGTGGCAGTACGACCACCAAGTTGAGCACCGATATCCAATGGTTGCTGTGCGGCCTGCTCAAGCAGTTGAGATATACCAAACTGTGTCTGGAACGGAGAAAGTGCCTGAGTCTGCAACTGATATCCAGTACCATACATACCAGCACCTGTGCCAAACAGCCCAGCACCAAAGCCAATACGCTGTTGAGCAGCCTGTTCAGCCTGAGCAAAGTCACGAGCACGCTGTTCTTCACGAGCACGAGCAAGTGCAAACAATTCAGGTTGTCCAGCACCGCCTATATTTAGACCAGCCCTACCACGGCCAAAGACACCTGCTCCAAGCCTTGCCTCTTCACGCATCTGCTCAGGTCTACGGATATCCTGTAATTCGCCAAATACACGCTGTCTAGCGGCTTCTGGAGATTCTGCTAGGTACTGCTCACCCAAACCAAACAACCGCCTTCCAGCGGCTCCTAGAGGCTCTGCAGCGGCTTGTGCCTCTTCAGCCTGTCCTAAACTTGTACCATACAGAGCAGATAATCTATTTTGTAATGCACGAATCTCAGGAGATGATTCATAACTAGCACCAATCAGCCTGCCTTCAGGACCGAACTGAAACTGAGAAGCGCCAAAGCGAGAAGAGATACCAACTGGCCTAAATCTCTGCTCTTCAGCCGCTATCCTGGCTGCTTGAATTTGAGTTTCTGCGGCTCTATCAGCGGCTTGTCTAGCAGCTTTCCCTGCTGATCTTGAACCTATTAAACTACCTCCTATAGAGGCGGCTGCTGCTATCCAAGGCATTTTACTACTCCTTAATTAAAACTTCATCAATTTTATTAACATCTGTCTCATCCGTAGCATGAATACAGAACCAAACACAATCTTCTAATGCTAAAACACCATGATGCTTATCTGCAGTTATGTTTATACAAGCAGGAGCTTCAATGATTTCTTCTTTATCATCTACCAAAACAACTACTTTACCTTTAGCAAGAATTGATAGATGGTCATAATTATGCTTATGCTGTATTAACTGAGAACCTTTAGGAAACTCACATTCTTTGGCATATAAATTATCTGAAAAATGATGCTTTATCACTTAAGAACTTCGTATACAATAAGAACTATACTCTGTTGTCTATTTCGTGCCTCATCTGTACTGTTAGGACAATATGTATTTATTGGTCTTTGTGAAGAACTATCAGCACTTGCCCAGCCTGTTGAAACACTTTGAGAACCTGCCCCTAAGCCTGTCCAATATTGCGAAATAGAAATATTACCAACTGCAGCTGATGATGATCTAGCTATTCCATCATATTTTGCAGTAGATGCTATTTTTATATTTAAATACAAACCATCATTATCAGCACCAGCAAAAGGAACTGTACCAACTAAAATAATATCTGAAGTAGATGAATCATATGCTTTAGTAAACGAACCAAGACTTAAATCGTAAGTAGTTGCTGCGCTTGTAACAGTCCTAGTACTAAAAACAATGTTAGATACTTTTACAATTATTCCAGCAGGTAGCCGAGCAACAGGGATAGTGCCTGAAGTTAACTGAGTAGCGTTTAGTGCAGTAAGGTTTGTACCTGATGCAGCAGGCAATGTAGCAGGAAACCTAGCATCTGGTACAGTTCCTGATGTTAGGTTAGTAGCACTCAAATTAGAGATAGTATTACTAGACCCAGAAATTGTTTTATTTGTTAGCGTAGCAGTAGCAGTTCTTTCGTCAGTAATAGCAGTAGTATCTGCTGCTGAAACAAAAGCAGTGGTTGCAATTTGGGTATTACTCGTGCCAGCACTTGCTGTAGGAGCTAAAGGAGTTCCAGTTAGAGTAGGGCTGTTTGTGTCAGCCTTAGAAGAGATAGCCGAAGCAATAGCATTAAACTCGGTATCAATTTCAGTGCCTTTAATAATCTTACCTGAGTTACCGCTAGGCAGTGAGTCCTTAGCAGCAAAGTTAGTAGCCTTGGTATAGTTACTCATATTGTTTTTCCTTGTTTAATATACACATCAATCCTTTGAATAGATATAGGGTTACCATTAATCTCAGCCTCTAGTCCTATTTGTATAACAGCACCTGTACCGCCAGCCTGTATCTTAAATTTTTCTAGGACAATACCGTCTGAGTATTCAGCAATATTGTACTCACCTATATTATACTCGTAAACTGAACCTGTGTCAAGTTTTTTCGTAAAGGCAAAGAAGTTTTCGTTGTAGTCAAAACCCCACTTCACAGCCACATCCTGGTTAGCCCCTCCAATAACCACAAAACCAATCTGCTTCATAATCTTCTCCCTGGTAGGAGCATCGAAGTCAAAGTAGTTTGTGTAATAACTTAACCGATAGTTAACAGTATTGTCTGAGTGACCAAAGTATTTACCAATATATCCAGGCTTTCCAATGTATAGGTCTTTAGTATTAGTAACTAAGAATGACCTTGGCTCTATGTTAGTCCATGTGGTAACCCTGGCTGATCCATCCTGCAGAGGTGCTCTCATGTCAAAGCAGTATACAAACTTGGTAGTAGGTAAAGCCAGAAGATAGAAAGCATCTCGCTCGTAATAGACAGACTTGATGTTAGCCGCTGTCTCTGATGCCACATTGGTCATCAAATCATCACGAACATTTTTAGATACATCCCGCATCGGTAAAGACTTTTCTTGCACAACTCGTAACAAACTACGGACACCACCATCTGACAAGAAAAGAATATCTGTACCAGTGTTTTGTACAGAATCCCTAGCCACACATCCAACATTAGGAATATAATCCTGCAGTGTCAATGTAGTAACATCAATCGGATTAGCATAAATAGCAATGTTATTACGACCAAAGATGATAAGGAATCCGTTGTGTGCTGCAAGAGCCACTATCTTGTCTGTATTAGGAAACACAGAGTTAATCGACAGAGAACCTGAGTCACCGCCTTGGAAGTCAGAGCCATCCAGTAAGCGACTAAAGTAAACTGTCTGTGGGTCTCCTGAGATATCTGCTAGCCATATACGACCATAAGCAGCGAGAGCACAGTTAGGGCTAAAATCGGTTGTTGTGTAGCCAGAAGGTATAGTACCAACATCGCCAAGCCTCTGAAATCCGTAGGAACCTGCGTGACTGTGTGGATTAGCGATTGTTGTCACAGTGCTAGTAAGTGCGTTACCATTGCTGTAGCCTGCTCCACCAGTAGTAATTGTTACCGTAGCTACGCCAGTACCAGACAGAGTAGCAACAGTTACTGTAGCAGCGGTAGTTCCACCAGACAGTGTAAGGATATCTCCAACATTGTAACCACTACCAGCCGCTGTAACTGACAATGCAGTGATAACACCACTAGAGACAGTAGTAACTGAGAAGGTAGCACCGGTGCCTGGAGTAGGCATACGATGGTATACCAGTGTTGGGTGACCAGTCTGTGCTATGTAGGCGTGAGGCTCTGCAGCGGCAGCATCACCATAAGGCAGAGCAGCAGCTTGCCAGTTATTACCAGTAATCGTGTATGTAAGGTTAGCACTGTTAGCCTGATTACGCACAGAGGCAGTAGTCATCGTGGTAGTGCCAGTAAACAGTTTATTGTTACCTGCGCTGATAAACTGGCTAGAGCCATTATCAGTTAACTCAAACATAAACTGCACTGGGTTAGCAGAACCTAAGTCAGTGTT